CTTCTCCATCCATATGTCGACCGTTCCCGGTACGGAACCGGGTACTCAGTCCCACGCTCCCTATACTCATTAGGAAATAATTCCAACTGGGTTAGGGAATCAAGAACATGACACCAGTCATGTATTAAGGGGCGAACAGTCGCTCCCCTTACTTGAAGATAACGGGCCTCCCAAACTTGAAACCTCCGGTTAAACCGGAGGTACTCAAGCAAAAAGAGGTGTCCGAGATCACAATCTACATATTCATAAATCCCTTGTGTTTCCGGGTTGTTGCTAATATGCAACTCCCCGAGAGCACTCCGGACAATGGTATATAGATACGCGGAACAGTCTCTATAACCATGCATGAGAAGGCTTTTGGCCAACTCACACGTGGAGTAGAGGTTAGAGTAAGTGGATAACTCATCCTTCTTAATACGTATAGGTGTGACATCGATGCCACGATAGGCATCAACACCGCAAGATTCTCGAAAGAATCCGTGTCGGAAGGTCTTTCCCATATTTGGCACCATGCCAAACATAGAGAGGGACCTAACGACACTCCCATAGTACTTAGAGGGAAAGATGATATCATCCCCAAAGACATAGATGTAACCACAGTGTAATCCGTGATCACAGTATATGCCAGCCTGAATAATAGCCCAGAATACTAAGGACTCAACGGGGAACGTTAAACAATTCCCCATCGGAGCCCACTTCTGGAGCTGCCTGACTCGTCCATCTGGTAGAACTACTTGGGTAGCACGGCAGCAGCTAAGTATCTCGTAAACGTGGTCTCCAAAGAGATCACGAACGAGCCTACAGCTGATGCGGTCGCTAGCCTCCTTTAAATCAAGGGTTACAAAACCTTGATAAGAGGACGCCAACATGGCAATTGAACCGTTAACCTTCTGATCGTCGAACCTTATGGCGCGACTAGCAGATGGATCTCGGGATATTGCCAGTTCAAGTAGGCTTCTAAGACCCTGCTGGATCCATATGGCTTCTCGGGGGTGCACGCATATCAAGCGTGGCCCTCGGGAGTCCTTAGGAACAGCTGTAAGACGACACGTTATCGTGTCTTCCTCCTTAATTCGACCCTGAGAAAGAACCAACCGGTCTTCCATGAAAGATGGAAGGCCAGTAAAGTATCTGTCAAAGGGATAGAACGACTGGATAGGTCTATAGATTGTGTCGAAGTCACTCCTAACCACAGGATCAAAGCTCGGAAAAACCGAGCCAGGACCGTGGAAGGGAGTAATATTCGACCAGGAGACATTACGTAGAACATACGCAATACTCCGACGAGCCGTCGACATGATCGAAGAGCGGAAAGCATAATCCCAATAGAAAGGGACAATGCTAGACCAGACTTCGACCAGATCTTCGGTATCACAGAAAGCAGTGACTGCTTCCTGAACTTGGATATCAGTGGATTCATACTCGGTCTTATAGCAGAACAAAAGAAGCTGCCTAATAGCCCTTAAGTCGATAGGATCATCCAAAAGATGAAACCTATCACTGAGTGGTTTTAACCACTCTGGGAAGAGAGGAAAATCTCCTCCATTCTCAAGGTAATTAAGCAACAACTTCTCTAGTTTAGGCGCCTCAATGAGGAGCCAATCATCTGTCATCACATCGGGGGTGTCCAAGTGGACTCCTCGTGACGAACGAATGTCCGCTAGCAGGCGATAGAATGTTAGTTGTAGTAGAGTACTCACAGCCTACGGGTCCTTCCCGAAAGGGACTCCCAACAGTTCCAAGACTGCGTGATGGCATTACTATCTCTTCGATAGAGATAATCCTGCCAATCACTAACAGTCAAGGTCCTATCAAGAGTTGGACTCGTGACCTCAACATTCAATACCTGATCTGCTTGTAACCAGGCAAGAAACGCACGACGGATACAGACCCTCGAAAGGATCCTAGCCGTCAAAGGCGCTAATGCCTCCCTACCTGTAGCATAAACGAAGGTTAGTCTATCCCACAACTGAACAAATACCTCCCCATCAAGGGGATAGTAGATGACAGAAAATTGGGAGAATCGACAATCCTTCAAAGTCACTTTGCCTTTCCAACCGTATCCAAAAACACGATCCCCGAAGAATTTCTTCGGGTTCGCGTCATGGGTAAAGAAGGTAGGCATCATGGACTCGATACTAACAATAACGGAAGTTTTCATAAACTTAATTATATAATTTCGCTAATGAGACACTCCGCTTTGGGAGTATCTGTATATACAGAGAGGGGTTCATATTTCTATGCTCCCCGATTTTCGCGACGAACTACTGGAGGCGAGTGACAAAGATGTCACTCACTTTATCCAGGTTCGGAGACGTATTATCAAGGAGCCCAAGGAGATGGCCTACGACTGCGGTAATATCCGCATTCACAATGCCAGTATCCGTGGGAACGGTAACAACCACATAGGCAGATAAAACCACAGGGTTACCTGCCGAGCCAGCAACGGTCCTATCAAACCGGACAAGTGACCGAGTCCCAGGCAATTTTGTCTTGGAGTCGGTATACTTAGAGTGCGCAATTCGGAGTTCCGTGGGCAGGTTTGCACCACGGGAAACCTCATTGCGAAAACTTCCGGATTCGTCGGACCATTTCTGGGCAAACGTCAAGGTGTTGATGGTTAGGTCAGCTGCGATACTCATAGTTAGTATTGTTTGCTAGTCTTAGCGTGACTAGCGACGCTTTTCCAAGAAGTTCGACACCAATTGGTGTAGTAGGGCCAAAGCTAAAAGGCCCTGCTTTTTTCCGAACTTACTACTAAAAGCCACCCAAGGAAGCTTCTTAATAGGTTTCCGGTGATAATAACTAACCTTATGGTCTACTGTTCTCATTCCCGCCCAGCTAGAAGTCCATGACGCACTAGGATGAAATATTTCGTCCACGTGTATAATGGCCTTTTCCGAGAAGGATACGTCGAGAATAGTCTTCCCACGGCCCGTTAGGGCCGAGTCGAGAGAACTCCAAACGCGAGACAAGTCGACAAACCAGTCCACCACAAAAGACCAGGGTGTTAATTCCCAGGCTAATGAGGCAGGACCGGTAGTTCCAAACCTGTTCAGTATAAACTGAAGCTTGTTAAGGGCTTCATGAATATACCGATTATGGTCAACACCACGTACACGACAGATAGCTTGAGGTTGAACCTCATAGCGTCTGATGTATGTCGAGTATTGACTCATGTTACCTAGTCTTGGGCCCGAAGAGGAAGTAAGCTTACAACCTCCAAGGACCTTGTAGTAAACGTTATAAGGTTTACCCAATATCTCCAAGTACTTCCTAAGGTCAGCAGCTAGATGCTGCTGGCCCGAATGAAGCTTTGCGAGATCAGAGACTAGTGGAGCTATACCGAATGAGTAAGCAAGGAAGCCACCGCTCATTAGAGAGCGTATCGACTTCCACTTAAACCTTTGAGAGATTTCCCTCCTAACTTGGAGGAATTTCCGAACAAGGCCTAGAGTACCCACAATCTGATGAGCTTCAAGAAGATTTAACAAGGTATCAACCCTGTTTTCTCCATTGAACTTATCAAGAGTGCGGAGTACAATCTCATTCTCAGACATAGGGAATGTTAATGGTAAGACCTCATGCCTGGACATATCAATTAGTCCAGGATAAGGGTAACCAGGAACACCTCCCCAAGAATACCAGTGATGGCGAAGCCCTTGCGATACATATCGCTTGTGCGTCCCAGTCTGGGTCTCCTCTGTACTATCGTCACCACTGACAGCATCATAAGATACTGTCTGGTGTAAGACCTCCTTGGTATCCCTTCCGGGACCAATTGAGTCATCGATTTGAGAGGTTGTCATCTTAAGCGCGACAGTCCTGACCGTATTTACGGTATCAGTACTGATAAGCGCGTAGGTTGGAGCATCATAACGACGGAC